TAGAATCTCCGCGCGATCATATGAAGACCACCTGCGGCACATTCATTCTTCCCATCTGGTGGGCGCTTCCTTTCGAGAACAGAGAAGAGGACTGGATGAGGGAGCTTGGCTACGGGGATGAGTGGATTCGCTATATGAAGCGCATTCATTCGCGGAATTTGAGAATTCTGATAGCGGTGGAGACGGAGCCGAACGCCGTCAAGATCGGTTATCGGTTCGATACGGCGTATGAGAAGAATGCGTTGTTTCGCGAGGTTTTCTCGGATTTGATTCCCAAGCCCGGGGCGGTATGGAACCAGTTGATCAAGACCCACAATCGAACCGGACAGAGCTCGGGAGAAGGAACGTTCAACTTTATCGGAGTAGGAACGGCTCTTCAGTCGAACCACATGGACCGGGCGATTGAGGACGATCTGTTCGGAGAAAATGCCCAATACTCTCAATCCGAGAGAGAACGAACGATAGAGTGGCACCAGAAGCTTCCCGGCGCATTCGACACCGACACAAGCTCCGAGACGGGGATGAATCTGGAGCTTGTCATCGGAAACCGGTGGTGCATCGGGGACCTGAACGATCACATCCGAAGAAACGATCCGCTGTTTAAGTTCGAGACTCACTCGGCGGAAGGCGGATGCTGCCCGGACCATCCGGCCGGAGAGCCTATTTTCCCCGAAGAGTTCTCGATGGAGAGGCTTCAGGCTCTCAGGGTCAGGTTCGGAGCGCGGTTCTACAGCAGCCATTACCTGAACAATCCCATCAGCGAAGAAACCTGCGATTTCCGAAAGGACTGGCTGCGGAGGTACCGTCCTTACATCAAGGAAGTGGGTTTTAAGTCCGACGGAACTGCACTGAAGCAGACGTGGATCGAAGTTCTTCCGAGAGGGAAAGACGACATCGTGGAGGATTTTCGGGTAGCCGATCTGGAGAGAGTGCTTATTCTCGATCCCAATCATGGCGGAGAACGAGGCCGGGCGCGCCATGCTGCGATTGTCGCCGGATGGAGAAAGAGGAACGGGATCAAGGAGGTTTATCTTTTAGACTGCTGGGCAAAAGCGGTATCGCATGAAACCATGAAGGGTCAGGTCGCGGCGATGGCTGCCCGGTGGAGGGTTCAGAAGTTTCTGGTGGAGGTGGTAGCCGGTCAGGACGGGTGGCTGGCCTATTTCGACCGGACTCTTCCGGAAAAATCTCCGGGATGTATCGTGTCGGGCCTTCCCAAAGAGCGGTCGGCTGGGGCCAAGGAGAGACGGATTCTCTCGATGTCTCCATATTACGAAAGAGGGCAGGTATTCGTGCCGGTACGGGGAGCCGAGGCTTTTATCGAGGAATATGAATACTACCCCAACGGAACCACAGTGGACCTTCTGGACTGCATGGGGTATCTTTTCAGTGTAGTGGAAACTCAGAGCGTGGACGCGGGAGCCTGGAAATACCAGGCGGAACGGGAAATGGAACGGAGACGGCGCTCCATAGGCAGGGCAGGGTACTGATGAATTTTCCGCATATCGTTCGCTGCGACACGGTATTTGGGCCGGACACGATGGCGCAGCTGAAGGAATACACCTGGCGCCATCTGGAGAGCCTTCGGACGCAGCTGAGGATGATTCGCACCAGCCGGGTCGTGGAGATGCGAAGGATTCTGGAGGGAAAGCCCCGAGAGGAAGTAAAGTCCTTTCCATGGCAAAACGCCGCCAACCTGGTCGTACAGCTGGTGGCTTCGTTTACCGATCAGCTTGCCGCCCGCATGATGATGGGTATTTATAATACCCAGCCGCTGTTTCCATTGAAGATTATGGGGACCGTCGATGCGAGGCTCAGGCCGGAGAGAAAGCGGGAACTGATCGAGGATATGTTGTCCTCGATGGCTCTGGACCCTTTGGCGCTCAATCTGATCGAGGTGGAATATTCGTGGTTTCGCAATGCCATCGCCTATGGATGTCAGGCCCTGAAGATCAATCTTGTCAGGGAAAGATTCTCGACCGCAACGAAGGACAAGGGAATCAGGGTCGAGGAAGGTTACGAAGGACCGGAAGTAGTTCCAATCGATTACGAAGATTTTCTGATGCCCCCGGAAGCCATGCCTGTCGAGCGCATGCCGTTCAAGGCTCAGGCAATTCACATGAGCCGGTTTCAGATCGAAGAAAGAATCATGTCGGGGGCATGGGACAAGGATGAAGGAGAGAGGATTCTCTCGGCAGGATCGGAGACGCAGGACGATCAGCCCAGAAAAGAGCTTCAGTCGGATCAGAAGATCAGCCCATCGGGAACGAGAGAATCCCAAATCTTCACCGTATACGAATGCCATGTGAAGTTCCCCAAAGGGGACAATATTTTCGATTGCATCCTTACCTTACACCCCGAGACAAAATCTTTTCCGAAGGCGATCTTCAGATTCTATCCATCTGATATTCCGGCATTTATCCTTCTGAGATTCGGAGGCAGTTCGTCTCCCGGTTCGCGGTCTTACGGTCTGGGAATGATCGAGGCGCTTCAGGACTATCAGGAAGAAGTCTCGCAGATTCATAACCAGAGGCGCGACGCGGCCACGGCTGCCAATACCAACGTTCTTCGAGTCACGCCCGGCTCTCAGCTGGACACGATGACCACGATCTATCCGATGGGGATTATTCCTGCCCCGCCGGGATCGATTGAGTGGTTAAGTCTGGGAAGAAACCCGATTGAGACTATTCAGGACGAGAATCTGGTAAGAATGGAGGCTGCCGAGAGGGCCGGGGTTCATCCGTCGTTCTCCGGTTCGGGAGCAGGAGGCCTGAACAAGCGTGGAGTGTACTCGGCGATGGGCACGATGTCGGTGATGCAGGAAGGCAACTCCAGAACCGACATGAATCTGGCCCTGTTTCGCAATGCGCATGTGTTGCTGGGCAGGACGCTTCTGAATATCTACGCTCATTATGGAATCAGCAGGAAGATGCTGAAATCCTACGGCGAGGACAGGATTCTGATCGAAGAAGGACTGGAGGCGTATCAGTCTGGGAATTTACAGCTTGTTGTCCATCCGGGAACGGCATCGGTGAACAGAGAAGTCGAGAAGCAGAATCTGATGCTGATGATGCAGAATCTCCGCCAGCACTATCAGCAGGCGCTCTCGATGCTTCAGATGATCGAAAATCCGATGACTCCGCCGGATACCAGAAAGTACATGGCGAAGGCCTTACATTCCATGGACACTCTGATGGAGTGGACGATACGGAATTTCGGCATACGGGGGCAGGAGTTTGTTCCCGATACGGAGTCGATGCTAGAAAAGACGCAGCAACCTGCGCAGATGCAGAATCAACCGCAATTGCCTCAGGAGGTGAAACAATGAAAATCGAAAACAAGCCGGATTTGAAAGATCAGACGAAGATTCTGGATCATCATCCTCACCATGGATTTCCGCAGCATGGAGAGATACGGAAGTTTCCGGTTCACATGCGGGGCAAAGTGACGAGGCCCGGCCGAGAAAGGAAGGCGGTCCATGAGCGATAGGGCTCAGCTTGCCCGTCAGATGATCGAGGCATCGGAGAGCCGCGTCTGGCAGAAGGTCATTCTCCCGTATCTGGAGCGCGAGAGGAATCTTCAGATCGAGAATATGGCGTCTCAGACCGACGCTATGCAGCTGATGAGGTATGCCGGGGCTGCTCAGGCCCTCGGAAGCCTGATGCGCATGGGCGATCAGGCCAGACTGGTATTGAAGCAGGAAATGAACACACCTGTTGACAAAACCATTGAATCGTAGTAATCGGGAGTCGAATCTATGGCATTTGGAAGAACAGACCCGGAAGCAATTATCGGAATGACGCCGGACGAGTTGAAGGACCGTCTGGGAAAGATCGAGGCTCTGGAAACCCGTCTTCAGTCTCTCGACGAGGGGACTCGGGAGCAGTCCACGAAGCTTGAAGCCATCCTTTCCACGCTTGAAAGCCTCAAGCCCAAACCGGAACCCCCGGACCCGGTACTGGACCCCGAAGGCGCTCTCGATGCCAGACTCGGCCAGATTCATAATCAGACGCTGGCCAACACGATTATGATCCAGCACCAGAAGGCCCGCGAGATGTACCCGAGGGATTTCGAGAAGTGGGGACCAGAGATTGTGGCGAAGGTCGGAGAATATTCGCCCGAGCATCAATGCGACCCTCGTGTATGGAAGAATGCAGTTCTGGTGGTGCGCGGAGATCACATTCAGGACATCGAAAAGGATGCGTGGAACCATTCGCCAATCTATCTTGAGCCGGTTTCTGCGGGACTGAAAAGGCCGAAGGGGGACGACGGCGGACTTAATCCTGCTGAAAGAAAGATGATCGAGCATCTTCGTCATGCCGGGCCGGTGGAGTTGACGCCGGAGAAATATCGCCGCGGAAAGGAGCGGCTTGCGAAAGCGAGACTGGAGCGGCTTGGAAGCATGGGACGCGCCATGCAGGAGGCGTCGTAATGCCGGTTGAAAAAACTCCCATACAGGTGCAGAAGACAGAGCTTGGAAACTTCGTCGACTACAATGGAACGAAGATTCAGATTCCCAAGCCGATTGAGCAGATGACGCCTTCCGACTGGTCGAATCTTGCGCTGGGACGAAACTCCCCCCTGAAGAAGATCGTCGTGGACAATCGGAGCTTCATGGGCCTGCATGTGGTCCTGAAGGATAAGAACATGGTCCCGATATGGCTTCATGCCTCGGGTCTGGCAAAAGATATTCCGATGGCTTACGATCAGGCGCGCAACGCCATTCAGTCCGGAGCCGTTCTCTGCACGAAGGACGATATTGAGATACCGGAAAACCCGTATGTATCGGCCGACGGGCATATTCATCGGGACGATGTGGTGCTGGCAAAGATACACGTTCTTCAGTATTGGGGAATCAAGAGCGCCGAAGTCGGGAGAGCCAACTCCAGAATCGAATATCAGAGCGCGGAGGGGAAGGCTTTCGAGGCTATCGGAGACCAGCCGCGTCATGTTGCCGGAAACCGCGATGTTCCGGTATTCGAAACCACCGACCATCAGGTTCAATACCAGGACCGACCGAAATTCTAAGGAGAAGCAATGGCCTCGTATCTTTCGACTCACAACCCGATCACGATGCAGGAGACGATCTCCGGAAACACGGAGTACACTCTGAATCCTCCCCAGGCGGCCGGCCAGACATTCAAGGCCGGGACTCCCGTATCCTACAATTCTTCCCAATATGTGCAGGCGTGGGATGGGGCGACGCTTACGGGTGGGCAGGGGTCGATTATCGGCATCTCGCTGGAACCCGGAGGCAACTATGCGGTTGCGGGTCAAGGGTATGCGGCGAATTTCGGCCAGCAGGGTCCTCCGTGGTCCAACGTAAACATCGGCACTCCCCCCAACCAGCCCAATGCGGTAACCATTCCCTATGGCGCGCCGTTTACCACCGGTGGCGTTCTGACGATGATGGCGGTACAGGACACTCTGTTCAAGGCGCAGGTGGATTCTTCCGATCCTCAGACGACGATTACCGCCGGTTCGGTGACTGCCGGTGTGGCCACATTCACGGCAAACAACGCGCATTTTGCCGGAGAGCAGACGGTTCTGGGCGGATTTAGCGGGGCAGCGGCGGTTCTGAACGGTCTTCAGGTGACGGTGCTTGCTTCCGGCCTGTCGGGAACTCAGTACGAGGCCAATGTGTCCAGCGTAATTGCCGGAAATCTCGCATCGACCGGAGCGGGATACGATATTCCCGGACAGGCCAGCCCGGGGCAATGGAATGTCGGCCAGTATTATGGGCTGACGATCGACGCCAATGGTTCCTGGTATATCGATCTCAACAAGAACACCAAGGGCACGAATACCTGCATCCTGATTATCGGTATGTATCAGGGCGACGTATTGCAGACGAACCCCGTTCTGGAAGTTCCGAACGGAATGCTTGTATTCCAGTTTGTCCCGGCGAACGTAAACGTCTAGTAACGGAGAGATGACACATGTCGATGGTTAGGGCAGAATACCCACAGCTTCTTGCGCCCGGCGCAAGCGAGATTTTCACGGATTATCTGGACCTCAAAGACCGCAAGGACTTTCTGGAAGACATCTTTCACGAATTGCCCTCAACCAAGGCTTACGAGGACGATGCGTTCATCTCCGGGTTCGGAGCGGCACAGATCACTCCCGAAAATGCTCCGGTTCCATTCGTCGACCTGATTCAGGGCGGCAGCGTCCGGTACATCATGCTGAAATCGACGCTGGCGGCCCGGGTTTCGTGGGAACTTGTCGAAGACGATCAGTACGACAAGATTTCCAAATTGCTGGAGGGACTGGCGAACTCCGCCAACTTCACCATCTCGCAGTCCGGCGCCAACATCCTGAACAACGGATTCACGCTTATCAAGACGGTGGACGGGGTGACGCTGTTCAACTCGCAGCATCCTCTGCTTCGGGGAAGCGAGGCTACGAATATCGGCCCGGGCGTTTCTTTCACCAGCTACGCTCCGGGAACATTCCCCAACCGGCCGTCGGTGGATGTGCAGTTGTCTGTTGCCGGAATTCAGATGTGCACGACTCAGATGGAGCGCATGATCGATCAGTCGGGATTGGCAATCTCGATCAAGCCGAAAAAGATCGTGATTCCTCCCGAATTGCGATTCACTGCGGCGGAGATTCTCGGTTCTGCCGGAAAGGTCGATTCCAGCGACAACAACATCAACTCGATTCTGGGCGAGAATCTAACCTATCGAATCTGCAACTTCCTCGAATCGCCGACGAACTGGTTTGCGTTTGCGGACAAGTCGCAGCATCGCATGAAGCATTTCACGCGCACTCCGATCACATTCGATCTGGACGACGACTTCAACACTCTGGCCTTCAAGTTCCTGATGTTCTATCGGGAGGCATGGGGTGTGACTGTGTACTATGGAACGTGGGGATCGAGCCCGGTGTAAGGAGTAAGCATGGAAAATGGGGGAGGCTGCGCGACAGGCGGGAGAACCTGCGTAAGGCAGGCGAGGCGGCGCTACGCTCCCGATTACCACTACGATTCCCTTTCCGGGTTCCGCGTGGGAATCGCAGACTCGGTATGGCAGCAGGGCAATCTGAGGGCAGGAAAGTTCGCCGACTCGGGAGTCTATCCTCTTATCGGTCAGCGCGAGGCGGCGATGGCGAAGGCGGTTGAATATGCAACCTCCGATTTGCAGCCCGATCCGAAGCTGGCGCAGGCGAACGAGCCCACTTCGGACGTGTTTTTCTAGGAGCAGAGTGTATGGCATTTACTCGTGGTCGTTTCGAGTCTTTTCTTCCGCATACCGATGGAACCGAGTACATGATCAACCCCATGGTGGTGGCCGGAACGGTTACGTACACCAAAGTTGCGGCAGGGGACTACTGTGCGGCTCTGTCCGCGTCGGACACGGCGACCCTGGTTTTCAAGCTTCCCGGGATTCTTCGCCCCGGAGAACCTCATCTTGAGGAAAATGTTCCCTACGAGGAATACAACCAGCAACTCGGACCTCCGTATACGATCTCGGGCCCGAATCCGTTTCCTACGTCTTCGAGCTACAATCCGGTGAATCCTGTACCGGTATTGAAGGGAATCAATCTCCAGAGCGTGGACCTGATTTATCTGGTTTCCGGAGCGGCTCTTTCGAGCAATTCGGTGGGAATCTATGCCAAGCAGGATGCAAACAACTCGGCTCCCTCCATTACCACTCTTGTGACTGCCGGAGCGAACGGACTTCAGACGGCGGTACAGACAAATCGTTACCTGACAAGGGTTTCAATACCCGGACAGAGCGGTGGAGTTACGCCGTCGACTTCCGGGTTCATTGTTACTCCCGATACGGTTGTTACGGTGGAGTGGGACCTGGCGACCGCAGCCGGAGGGACGGCGCAGGTCTTCGGCGTGTGCTTCAACTACCAGTTCAACTACGATTAAGAGATGCCGAATCAAAGCGCATTCAATCCGATCACGGTAACCAGCGCCCCGTTCGTATGGCAGCCGAACAGCGCAGGACAGCCGTCCATCATTCCGCTCAAGATCAAGACGATTGTCTGGAGCGGATATACTGCCGCCGCGAACAAGGCAACGGTTCTCGATGGGTACGGAAACACGGTATGGGCGGCCACCGGATACGCGGCAGACTTCCAGCAGGAGTCTCCGAATATAGGATGGGTTCAGGGTCTTCAGGTAACCGAACTCGATGCCGGAACGCTTCAGATTTATCTGGACTTTAAAGCGTAGGGAGGTGAACCGTGCCTGGTTCCCTCCAATCCAAGGGTGACGGAGAGTATCCGTACAGCGCGCCATTCGGCGGGCTGAATGTTTCTTTACCCTCTATTCTTCTTCCGCCCAACGCTCAGGATGCGCAGGTAAGCCCATCGTTTTCGATTGTACGGGGTTCGATTTGCGCGCCGTGGCCTTATGCGCAGACGCTGTTCGGCTCAAGCCTATCCGCAGGGGAGTACTTCCTTTTCGCAACGCCCTCGGGGTACATCGTTACCAACCTGAAAATCTACCAGATGCAGCAAAGTCCGGGGAACTGGTTTCTTCAGACGGTTGCCACGATGCCGAGCGGGGCGTTTCCATCGACTCCGAACCAGCTTCCCGCGGCGTTTGTGGAAGCAAATGGATGCCTCTATTTTTCCTGTCTTCTCGGCATTTACAGGTTTTCACCGTCGAATGGACTGATGGCATGGTCGGTTGCGTTCTCGGCCAATTACCTGACGATCTCCAACCAGAGGATGATTGCCGTAGGAACAAACGCGGTAACGGGAGTGACTCCGGGGAATCCGGCGGCTTCGTCGGGGACAGGGTCTCTGCCCGCAGGAACGTATTATGCCGTTGTGACAGCTGTATTTCCATCGGGAACGGAAGGCCCTCCCAGCGCCGAAGGATCGTTTACTCTTTCTTCCCCCGGAGGAATTGTCTGGGCATGGACAGCCGTTTCGGGAGCATCGAGCTACAACATCTATATCGGAACGGGACCGAATGCCGAAAACACGGTTGCCAATGTGAGCACAAATACCTACGCATTGACATCCTATACTGCCGGGACGGTGAGTCCTCCATCGATGCCACCGAACACTCCATGGACGATAGCGTGGTCCACAGTGTCTACGTTCAGCAGCACCTCGGTGGGGAGTTTCAACTCGAACACCAACACGAACTCCGGGGTAGTTGGTGGATACGACGTGCTAACGAGCTACTCACAGGGATTCCCGGTGGGAATTGTCAATCTCGGACACTCTTTTTACGTGCAGATGACGCAGGGCATCGTCGAAGTCGATCCGGCGCAGAACGGTACTTCGGCGTTTACTCTGTATAACTACTGGCAGGCAACACTTCCGGTGGGGGCGCTTCCCGGTACAGTAGCCCAATATGGTCCTATCACGGCGTTTGTGACTCCCGACAATGTGAATTTGTGGGTACCGGGGAGCCAGCAGCAGATCGGGACACCCGTGATGCCTTTGATTCGCAACATCTACCGCAATGCGCAATATCAGGTTCTGTCCGGGATTCCCGTCAGCCCTCCTTTGACGCAGAATCCTCCTGTCAACGCAAGTTTTGCCGTCGTGTATGGAGAACTTCATTATCTTCTCGCCTTCAATATCTACGGGGTTCCAGAGCAGCAGGCGTCCAATCCTTATCCGAACCAGATTGGAAATCCGCAGTGGTTCGGGCTGATTCTGGATTACAACTTCGCGTCTCAGTCGTGGTCGCAGCAGCAGACCCCTCCGCTCACAACGCCTGTCTATCAGGTTACAGGGCCTCCTCTAACCACGACTTCTCCTCCGCAGATGCCTCAACAGTCTCTTCTGATTGCCGGGACTCAGGCGAACCCATCGTCGGCGCCGGGATGGATCGTATTCGGAACCGACGTCTTCAACCAGCTGGCATGGAACGGTGTTCAGTGTCAGGCTCTTATGAGCCAGCCTCAGCCGTGTAAGGTAGGGTTTCCGCAGACTCCGATCTCATCCGGTCATCGGCCGGCAAACCGGCGAGTTCGGATCGAGTATTCGATGGACGAATTTTCCTGCGCTACAGGTGGAGCTCCAATTGATCTTACGGTTTCCATTCAGGGAACGATCACGCAAAATGTGGCTGCCGTCAATTCATCGAATGCATCCTTTCAGTCGAATCTGTATTCCTACAGCACGACGATTCAGATCATGCCTTTGGGGGTGGTGGCGGAGACAGCGGGACAGCCGATTGTTCCGTTTCTCACATCTACCGCTTATGCCGATATAGTCATCTCCTGCGAGAATCCTCAGATCAGCCTGTCGTGGACCGATCCAAGCTCCCATCAGAGGCTGATGATTCACCGCGTTACGCTGCAAACGAATGACACGAAGGGGGTGATGCAGTAATGGGAACTCCGATTACTCCGCTTACGACACCTCCCACCCGGCAATCAATCGGCCAGGACGCCGGGCACGCTAGATTGAAGCTGGTCGATGCCGTGGGCAATCTGAATACGGCAGTGAATGCCTTGCAGACACTGACAGGAACGGCGACGTCTACCTCTTCGGAGGTTAATGGAAATCTGAGCTTCGGAAACATTTCATCCGGTAAGGTATCTGGAAACCTGAAAACGCAGATGTTTACGGGAACCAGTCCTGGAGCGAATACGCCCTTTACGTTGAATCACAATCTGGGCAAAGTGCCAAACGGAGCGATTCTGATCCAGTCGAATGTGGCCGCAACTCTCTATGGAGACATGACGGATCAGGCGTGGACTTCGACAACAATCACGCTGCTTCTCAACCAAAGCAGCGTGAACTATGTCATTCTGGTATTGGGGTAAAAGATGGCATCTCCCGGACAAACATGGAATCCGCTTTCGGTAACTCCCAATCTAGGGACGGTTGGTTCTCTGGTTCCTTCTGTGGTGCAGAAGTTCGGCAATCGACAGGACCTGAACGGGACCGCAGACGGATCGCCTGCCGTGGTTGCGATACTGGAATCGGTAGCGGAACTGACTGAAACCTATGAATTCGAGGAACTGAAGTACCGCTCCCCGGTTTCTCAGTTGCAGCAGGGAGTGAGCGAGTATTCGATCTCTTCGCTGATTGCGGGAAACCCCATCTCCGCCATAGACTTAACCAAGATGTTCACCATCACCTTCTGGTTTGAGGGACAGGTGAACGCCGTCCGCAACATGAAATATCGCCGTTACCCGACGGCAGTGATGTACGCCTTCGGTTTGGGAGGATCGTCGAATATCGACACGCCTCCGATTTACTGGTCCCGCTACAACAACAACATCTCGATAGCTCCGGCTCCGGACCAGAACTATTACTTTTTCACGATGCTCCAGTTGCGTCATCCGAATCCTGTTACGAATCAGGCGAGCCAGCTTATCTACATGCCGGATTCATGGCGGGATATTGTTGCTTATTCTGCGGTTGAGAGACTGGCCTTCAACGAGGGGGCATTCGATTATGCCAACACCATTCATGTTCTGTTGAACGGGGACCCGAAGACCGGACAGCCGGGAATGATCAAGGGCCGTATACCGCAGATGGAGCGCGATGAGATGATGAACGAGCGGCAGCTGAGCGTGCAGGTTCAGCGATACACGTATGGGAGGGTATGATGGCCGCCAGCGCAGCGCCGGGAATGTCGATGAACCAGTCGCCGATGTACTCGGGATCGGCGACTCCGCAGGGCATGCCTGCCCCTATACTCAGCGGAGGGGCGAACAGGCTGAATCCGACAAGCAATCCCATGCCCGCCCCGCTGCCATCGGGGACTCAGGTGAACCAGCCATCTTCATCTGCGGCCAGTTCCTCGGCAGGGGCCGCTCCGTTTGTCCCGGCGCAGGCTCCGAATGGACTCACGGTGCAGCAGAATCCCTCTGGAACTACCGGGTTGCCGAGCACAACCGGAGGGCAGCCGAGCGCCGCTACCACCAACCTTACGAACAACCCGTCCAATGAAGGGGATTTTCTCTCGGCGGGGGCGGGATACAATAGTGCGATTGCGAATCAGGCTGTCACGGCAACGCAAAATGCCATGCAGCAGCAGATCAACCAGCAGTTTGGATCGTTGCAGACTGCAATGGCAGAGGCTGGATTAAGCCCTGAATCGTCGGGCTTCACTTTGGGGGAAAGCGAGTTTCTGTCGAATGCATCGGCTCAGGAAAACGAGATAGCGGCAAATCAATATACTTCGATGTACGAGCAGGCGATGCAGAACTATACTTCAGTGCTTGAGCAGATGGCCCAGATCAACTTCGAGGGACAGCAGAACTCGATTGCCGGGCAGTTCAGTAAAGCGTTCGGAGGCGCGCTTGGCGCATTCGCGGGAGGACTTCTATAAGTATGGGCGGACTGACAGGCTTTCTTTCCTCGGAAAATCAAAGCGGACAGAACGCGGTACAGGCCTACCTTCAGGGAAGAGGATCATCGCGGCAGCAGCAGTCCGTTGCCGGATCGGCTGGCCCTTCCGCAGGTTCTCCTATGCCCGGGCTTGCGCAACTGCAAAACGGGGCATCCTCACCGATTTCTACGGTTGCTCCGACGGCCTCCGGTATCCCAACCAGAGCACAAACTCCCACAGGGCAGTCCTCATGGCAGGGCGCGCCGCCGACAATTCAGACAGAGAAGCAATCGGCAATGCCTGTACCGGCTCAGGCGGGAGGTTCTAATCAATCAGAAGCCGTTCCGAGCGGACAAGCGTCGGCATCTCCCGGCGGCGCACAGCCTGCTTCTGGCGCAGGACCTTCCGGCCAATCTTCCTCGCCCGGAGGCGGAGCATCCAGCGGAGCGGCAACGCCTCAACAGAAGGCTTCTGCCGCCGCGCAAAGCGCCGTTGCAACGGTTGGCAGGGCTGCGGCGACACTCCCCCATTCGGTCGCTGCGGCGGATCAGCGCGAGGCGACAGAGAAGAATGTCCGCGAGAATTACGTTGTCAAGACGTTCATCGACAATCATCTGACGAGCGTCAAGCAGCAGGAGAGAATTGTAAAAAAGCTCAAGCCAATAGGGGAGCATATTCAGAAGGAGATGGCGGAATTGCAGAAGCAGCCTCCCAGCCCCCAGAGGACGGCGATGCTCTCTTATCTGGCTCGCTCGATGCAATCCCTGTCTCAGGCGGCTCAGCAGAGTATTCAGGAGCTTCAGAAGGCGCAGCAGGTAAACCAGGCTTTGCTGGCCGATAAGAAGATTCGCAAGATGCTGGGCAAGGCATTCGGATACGATGCCAACTCGGCAAACGATCCGCAGAGACAGTTTGCAATTCAGTATATGAACCATATCCAGAATCAGGAGAAGGATCAGGCTGCGCAAAAGGCGCTTTCGGAGATGCAGGGACCCATGCCCCCTCCGGGCGGTTTCAGACACAGGCTGGCCGAAGTTGGGCAGGTTATGGGCAGCATCCTTGCTCCGAGGGCGATGGCTGCGATTCCGGGAACGGAAGAGCATAAATTCGTGGAGCAGCAGAGGGCTATCGCGGCCGAGCAGGCTCAGTCCGATATCGGCCTGAGGAAATCGGAGGCAGAGAAGAATCTTGCCACGGCGGCGTCCATGGTTCCTGCAGAAGAGAAGATCAGGGAGCATGCTCAGGATTTAGCCGAAAAGGACAAGGAATTTCAGGCAAGAATGGCTCAGGCGAATGCCTCGCTGGAAGTTACCAAAGCCTTTCGGGATACGATGCTTCAGCTTCGGAAGGCGGAAATAGACGCCAAAAACGATCCCAACAATCTTCAGAACAAATTCAAAATGGAGCAGTTGAAGATTGCCGCCGAACGAGCAAAGGCAGCCGTGAAAACGGCTGCACAGACTAATTCCGGACAGCAGGAACTTGCGCAAATGCTTGTTAATCATCAACTCGCGCCATCCGAATTGCCGGGTTTCGGTTCATCTCGCGCCGCGATCATAGGTATGGCGATGAAGATCGATCCAAAATACAACGCGGCGGCCAGCGACAGGGCATATGCTTATGCAAAAGCTTCCGCCACGCAGAACACGCTCAATTATCTTGAATCGCTTACCGGTCCAGACAACAATTCGGGAAATCTCGGCATTCTGATTAAGATGTCGGACGCCATGCCGAGAACGAAATTCCCTCCACTCAACCGGCCCGATCTATGGGCAAAGTTGCAATCCGGGAATCCCGATGTGGCAGCGTACTATTCGGCGGTTGCTGAATCTGCCGATCAGGTGGCGAAGATTCTTCAAGGGGGAACTACGGGCAGTGCAACATCCGACGCAAAACTGAAACAAGCCAATGATTTATTCAACAAGGGATTTAACACCGAGCAGATGAAGAGCGTAGCTTCTACCCTGAGAACGCTTCTAGGCAATCGGAAAGATGCTCTTATTCGAGACAATCCGTTCCTTCAGCAGCAGTTCGGAGGCAGAGCACAGTCGGGATCGCCGAGCACGAATGCCAGCGATCCTGCCGCTCCTGTAGGTGCTACCGATGCTGGATATGATGCCAACGGGAAACTGGTGGGATGGATGGTCAATGGAAAATGGGTTCCGGCAGGAGAGAGAAAATGAGTGGACCTCCTCCAGGAATTACTTTGAAACCCATTAAAGATGGGCCACCGCCTGGTATTACTCTGAGGCCAATCGAGAAGCATCCAATCGATTGGCGCAATGCCGATGCGGCTACATTAGCTTCTAAGGGCATCTGGCAGCCTGCATCGACAGGGACGAAAACCGTCTCTACGGGGCAGACAGGGCAGGAATCGAAGCTTGGCAGGTTCATGGAGGGAGCCAACAAGACCGTGCTTGAGGCGTTGCCCGCTATCGGCATGATGGCAGGAGGGATTGCCGGTGCGCCCGGACTTGTAACGGGAGGAATCGGAGCGGGAGCTGGAGCTGGGCTGGGAAAGATTGCGCAGGATGTTCTCGAAGAAAAAGAGGGCATAAAACCGAAGGCAACTCCCGGAGAGGAAGCGAAAGGTATTGCCGAGCAGACCGCTCTAGGAGTGGGTTCAGATGTGGGCGGTGGACTGGCGATGAAGGGGGCAGAAAAGGCCGCCGCGGCCATGGCTCCGAAGTTAGGAGCTCTTGCCGACCGCATCATGGCCGGAATTATCCGCCCTTCGGCGCGGAGGCTTATTGCCGGACAGGGAAGAGCTGAGACTGCCCGTCAGGTAGCGCATGAGGTTGCCAGTGTAGCTGGCAGTGCAACCACGCTGAGCAAGCTATCTGAAAACGTTTCGAGAGCGATTGATGACATTACCGCAAAAACAGAAAGCATCGTCAATTCGTACAAACCGGGTGAAATTGAAGTGCCTGTATCGGATGCCCGGAAGCCCTCAGGCGCAAAACAGATTACCGGTGGAACGGAGTTGGTTCCTCCCCGTTCTATTGCCGTGCCCGAGCCAAAGGCGGCGGGACAGCCTGCCGCGAAGATGTTCGTGCGTCAGGGAGGAATTAATCTCAATCGTATCCTCCAGCGCAGCGCCAAGATGGCGAGCGAGAATTTAAGCGATACCGAATTTCCAGACAAAACCAATATTGTCAGACGAGCAGTGAAAATGATTGCTCGACACGCTGGAAAGTCCGATCTGACTCCATCTGAAGCCCTTTCCTTGCGCCGATGGTTGAGAAGGGACATGAAATGGCCGAGGTCGCTTAATGGGCTTCGGGACGAGGTATATGCGGAGCTAAACAGGCAAATCGGATCATTTCTTTCTCCCGAAGACAGGGCATTGTTCGAGGCCAACAACGCCAAGGTTCATCGTCTTCTCATCGGGAAAGATGCTATTGACTCTGCGATGCACAGGCATCTTGTCAATCCAATCAAAATGACGATCCACGGCGGCATGGGAGGGTGGATTGGATACGAGGCAGGAGGTAAGCCGGGCGCGATTGCCGGAGCGGCTATCGGCGCGGCGACTGGAACAATTCCTTTTCAGCTGGGAGAGGCTGGAGCAATACGAACGGCTTCTAAGTTATCCTCAAAAACGGCAGATGTGGCAGCGATGCCTTGGGTCAGGCAGACAGCGAAAACCTTGCCCGTGATCGTTGCAAACCGTCAGAATGAAAACCATTAAACCGTAGTACACTCAACACAAAGGAGAAACGTATGTCTCGCGATGCAGGCAGTTTCGAGGAAACCAAAGCAGTGATCAACCGTCTTCGGGAGCGCGAGGCGGGCAACGAAGAGATCGGCCCGACCGGAAGCCTCAATACGAAATACACCGGCGGAAAGGTGCATCCGACTCTCAAGGATTTCGCAAAGCCGTCCGTCGGCACGATGCGCAAACATCTTGACTA